AGATCGTACCGACCTTGGAGTTGGTCAGCAGCGCATCGAGGTCCGAGGCCAGCGGAAGCGTGTACGCCGCCGTGGTCGTCGGGGTGCCAATGATGATGCCGTTAACCAACTGAGCGGGGGTCAGCGTCGCGCTGTCCGCCGCCGTTGCGGGGGCCTGAGCAACGGAAACCTTAAGCTCGTTAAGGTTGCCGTCGTTAAACTGATAGCCGCCACCTACAGAGGGAAGTGCCATGTGTGTGTTCTCCTATTGCTTTCCATTAACCCCAGAGGCGGACGGCCATCGGGGCGCGGATGACCGAGTAGCCGTACAGAACGTCGATACGGCAGGGCATACGGTCGTTGTTGATGTCGTACTGGCGCACAACACGCATCGAGATGCCGTTGTGAACCTGACGCGAAGCCATATCAACACCGTTCGGAAGCAGCAGGTCCGCGGTGGCGAACGAGATGGCGTCCTTGTGGTAGATCAGGTTCTGCGGGTAGGTCGTAGAAGCAGCACCCACGAACGTCACAGCCGCGAGGTTCTGCGGGAAGCTGTTCACGGTGGCCAGCGCGTTAGCCGGGGTGTAGATCGCCGGGCTGATGCTGACGTCCGTGAACTTGCTGGCCGCAGCGGTGTTGGCCGCGGTCACGACGAACTGCTGGAGCGAGCCGGTAGACTGACGGGTCTGCGGGTTGACCGCATACACGTTGGCAATCGTGAAGACGTCGCCGACGGCCAAGGTGTTGCCCGTGGTGCCGTTGAGGGTGATCTTCGACGTGCCTTCCACCGACATGGTGCCGTCCACGGTGATCGTGCCGGTGCGGCTACCCGTGGTGAACTGCTGGATCGACTGAGACATGTTAATCTCTTCGTAGCCCAGCACACCCTCGCCCATCATGCCGTTCTTGAACTGGCGGGAGATCGTGTCAACGGGGTTGAAGAGGCCCTTCATGCCTTCGACGAGGCCAGCGTTGGCGGCCGGGTTCACGGTCGCGTAGCGGTTCGGCATCATGGCGGCGAACTCGTTCAGCTTCTGCTGGCCCTGAAGCAGGACGAGCGAAGTGGCCGGGGTCGTGCCGGGGGTGCCGACAGCGTTGTAGATGTACTTGTAGGCGTTGGCGACGTCAGCGTCGATGGAGGACGCAAGCTGCGAAATACGCGGCTTGAGCACACGGTCGGCGAAGTCGTCGAGCTGCATGGTGAGTTCGGCAGACGTGAAGTTCACGCCGATGTGCTTCTGCGAAGCAACCGTCAGGGTCGTGAACTGCTCGTTGTCGTCCTGCACCTGAAGGGCAGCACCGTCAGTCACCAGCGCACGGTCGGGCAGACGGATGCGGAGGGTCGAGCCGATCTTGGCGCCTTCGACGGCGAAGCTGTCGTCGTACTGGCGGTTGACGTTGCGGGTGATGACGAGGTTGTTCTCGAGGATTTCGAGCGCCTTCCTCGTGATCATGTCAATAGTAAGAAGTGAGTTACCCATCTCTTTGATTTCCTTGGGTTATCTGCGACGTTGAGCCTCGTACTTCTTGATCTGGCGCAGCCGTTCCTGCTCAATCCACTCCGACGTGCTCATCGACTTGACGGAGCGGGGGTCGGTGGTGTCATAGGCAGGCGCACTTGCGGTGCGGGCTGTGACCGGAGCAATCGGCGCCGGGGCGGTTGAGGTCTTTTTGGCCGGAGGATTGGTGCCCAGTCGGGCCTCAATCTTTCCGATTTCCCGTGCCTGCAAGAGCGGAGAGAGACGTGCAATCCGTTCGGCTTCCTTGGGGTTAGACCCCAGCCAGTAGATGACGTCCGGCCCCATTTCGGAGGCCTGAATGGTTTGCGCCATGGTTTCCGTGACGGGGAGCTTCGGGTTGTAGGCGACCTGTTCAAAGTCGTCATACTTGGTCCGGGCGTCCTCTTCACGGTCCTGATACGCGTCGAGCATCGCAACCCGTTCAGCTTCGGCTTCACGCTGGGCGAGGAGTTCCTGCGCCTTGCGTTCGGCCATCGCGTCGGCATAAGCCTGGGCGTTGGTGAAGTCGTCGGGCTTCAGCGGTTCCGCCGGGGGCGGAGGCGGCGGAGCTTTGGACTTCTGCTCGCGTTCCCATTTCCGTTGCTCTCTTGCGAGACGCTTGCTTACGATGGCGTCCAACTCTTCTTGCGTGAAGGTTTTGGATGCCTCCGCAGGCTTCGGTTCCGGCGAGGAATTGTCAACTTCGGGCGCGGGGGCGGCCGTGGCCTCCGGTTCCGGCGCGGGCGCACCCGCTAGTTCGTTCTCATTCATTCACGTCACCTTTCGGTATCCTGGTCAAACGGGCCAGTACGGTAGGGTTCTGTAACATATTGTGTTACAGACGTCAAAACGTCTATGCGTAATAGCTAATATTGATTTTGGCGCTGGCGGCCGTTTCAATAAACTTAATGCGGTTCAGATCTCCGTCATACTGAAGCGGCACACCCACGGCGAGCGGCATACCAACCGACGCGGTCGGGTCCGTACCGTCGTCACGCCAGCGAACATCTTTGCCTTCTGCAATGATAAGCGCGAAGGTAGGCTCCTGCTGGTTGCCGAGTTTATCGACAGCCGGAACAGTAAGACCGGCAGCGGCGCTCAGAGACGTAATCTGCTGATAGCCAATACACGAAGTGACGGATTTAAGCGTAAGCGCCATGGCTAGAAACTCCTGCGTTCGGTAAAGGATTTAAGGCTGATCTGGTATTCGCTGGCGGTCAAGGGCGGGGGTGCAGCAAACACCCAACCCGTGTTGTTGCCGCTGTTGACATTGCCGTTGGACGTGTAGGCTTGCCACTCACCATAGCCGGTCGCGGCGATGTCCTTGATGTCAACGAACGATACTGAATTGACGCCGCCGCTGTCTGTCAGGGTGGCCTGACTTCCGGCGGATGTTGAGTTCAGCGTGATGAGATTGCCGGACGTGCCCGAAACATCAAAATCCGTGACGGTCGTCGTTGTACCGGCCGTCAGACTAATGGTAGCGGGCTGTACCGTATTCGTGATGTTTGGAAAAGTGTTGGAGCCGCTAATAGTCAGCGCTCCGACGCCGCCTTGATTAAGCGCAGGCCAAGTTTTGCTTCCGCCAGCAAAAGTTTTAGCGCTGCCGCTGGTCATGGATATGGATCCTGTTCCAGCATTGACGGTCAAGGAAGCAGGACTACCGGTCCATGTTGCGCCGGTCACGGTCCATGCGCTAGACCCAAAATTAAGAACTTTAGCGCTGGTACCGCTAGCGACAAAGGTTGTGGTGCTGACAGTAGGACCGGATATGGTAAGCGTCCCGGCCACCAATTCAATCCCACGTCCGGCGCCAGACACATAAGCGTCCGCCAAAATCATAGTTCCAGACCCGCTCTTGTAGAGGGGGCGCTTAAACTGAACACCATTGCTGGTTAAAGTTTGCGTCGCGGCCGACGCAAAATTCATGAGACCGGAACCATCATCAATGGTCATCGTAGAAGACAACGTCATGTTACCAAAAAACGCGACCGCCGCGCTGTCGCTGGTATAGGCACCGGAAAAACCGGTAAAATCGACGTTTTTGAACCCGCGCCCGCCGCCACTGGAAAAAGAAATGCCGTCAGAACCCCCCGTAATAGCAACGTTAAAAGCGCGAGCCTCACCTATGCCCGCGCCGCCGCTAAGGGTGCGAATGCCTGTAGACCCCGAATAGGTAGACTTTACGCTGGGCGTCCCAGATACGGTCAGATTAGTAGCAGTGTCTATGTTGAAAATGTTAGCGTTATTACCCGATACAACAACGCCCCCAGTACTTGCACCAAAGGCAATTGTTCGCGTGTTGCTGTTGCTACTGGCAAAAGATACGCAGTTCAATTCATAGCCGTTAAGATTTAACGTACCGGAAGTCAACGTAACCGCGCGGAACGCCGTGGTCGTGGCGCCAAGAAGAACCGTTATATTGGTCAACGTAAAGCCGACATCTAAGGCCACAGCAGTAGCGCTCACTGTGCAAGTGCCCGTACCGGAATTAGCATCAAAAACAACGCTATCAGCGTTAGTCGGCGGCCCTGCGCCCGCAGCCCCACCTGTGGACGCAGACCAGTTAGCCGTGCTGGCTGCGTCCCAAGTGCCCGTACCGCCGACCCAATAGTACGTTGCCATTCTGCAACCTCGTTACGAATTGGCGGATCGACTGATTTCGACCCATTTTACGGTTGATGTGTTGTTAATATTGCGAAGGGCCAAAAGTCCGTACTGAGCAGCAGTGTAGTTTAACCCGCCTCCAAGCGCGGCGTTTGATCGGTTAAACACCCACGCCGTAGCACCAGGGCTATAAAGGTACACAATCTGGTTACTTTGCGCGTTGGTCAAATTGGTAACGACCGACGCCGCGTTGGAAGATGCGACCGAAATCTGAAACGTATTGTACCGGCGCATAGGCGATATATCTATTGTTTCACCTGCGCCAGCGTTGTTCACCGTCACCAAGTATACTGGCATACCTTCAGATACAACAACAAACGGCGCGGAAAGAGAATACGCAGCAGAAGTCGCCGCCGTAAAATCATTTCCTGCAAAGTACGGCAGAGTGGTCAGAGAAATACCACGGCAACCAATTAAACCAGCTGTACCGCCGTTTGCGCTCATCACGTTATTTGTGATGGTAAACGAACTGCCTTCTAACGTTACGCTCGTC